CCAATGCAAAAAGCACGGTTTTATGATAGAATGGTGTTTGCAGGAACATTCTGTCGGTGCTTTTTGCAGGAGCATGAGACGGAGGTTTCACAAAGGCGATTCACGTTGCAGCGTGGGTCGCCTTTTTTGTTGTGCATTATTCATTTGCACGGCGTTCTTTTGCGACTTTTCTATACTTGCGACCAATGACGACACATGCGACACCGACCACAACAGCAATTATTCCGGCAACCGGAACAGCAAGCAATAGAATCAATCCTAAAAGTGCAAGGACAGCACCGAGAACAATCATGAGGATTCCGCAAACACTGTATGTATTTGCAGAGTATTCCTTTTTCTGCGGTGCATTTGTTGAACTGGATGCAGCAGGATTTCCGTTTGCAGCCGTCAATCCTTTTGCAATGTCGGACACGCCGACGGTAGTTCTGTTATACACTGCGTTGTATGCTGCCTTTTTCGGGTCGTTGACGATTCCCATTCCCTTTTTACCATAAAGGGGATTGACCGCCTTTTTGACCTGCCGTTTGACTTTTCCTGTTGTTCTTGCCTTGACGCTTTTCTTGATTGACATTCGGTTTTCTGACACCGTATTTCATGAACACACCTCCATTTCTATAAAATCAACATTCTGTAAACTTTCCTCAAGAGAGGAGGTGAGCAGAATGAAAATCCTTGTGTGGGAAGTGAGAACCTCAAAAGGGTTCACATTGATGGAGTTATCGAAGAAATCCGGAATCGGAAAATCTACGATAAACAACATCGAAAACGGTAAGGTGTCACCGACATTGTTTCAGCTTGAAATGATAGCGATTGCATTAGGCGTGAACATCACCGACCTGTTTGAATCCGAATACAAATAATTGTACCATAATGCAGCGGGATTCCGGCAGCAGGAGGAGCGATTTCCATGATTATGGAAATCAACCTCGATATTTCCACAATCATGGAAATATATGATACAATGCAATTCGGAAAGGGGGTGGTGTCTCCCTTGAATTACAAAGAGGCTATTGTCGAAATAGTCGGAAAGATACACAGCGAACGCATCCTCAAGAGGATATACAAATTCGTGTTGTATCTCTACACCCATGAGACTGGCAGTTGAAAGACTGTCAGTCTTTTTTTGATGCAAATAAATCTATGATTCTTTGAAATGCTGCGATGTCCTCGTCGCTTGCCTCAAGTAGTGCCTTGAAAAGATTCTTGCGGGCATCGTCCTCACCTACCATGATGCGGTCAATTCTCTCGATGAAATCGTCGTCAGTATCAACGAACATCTCACCGTCGCCAGTGGTCAACCATATATAATCAACATTAAATTCACGGCAGATTGATTTGACCATGTGTTCAGTGGCGTTCCGGTTTCCGTTCTCGATATTAGAGATAGTGGATTTCGTAACACCTATTTTCTCACCGAACTGCTCCATCGTCATTTTCAAAGTTTTTCGCAATTCTCTGATTCGTTCGCCTTGCGTCATTTGGAATCACCTCCTCTGTTTTCTAAAGCATACCACCGAAAAAGACAAAAATCAATAAAAAAGTTTTCAAACGCAACAAAAAAGAGTTGACAAAGTATTCAAACGGAATTACAATGTATTCAAACGAAACGAGCAGGAGGAACAGAAATGAGCAATGCAGAGACATTGAACCAGTACATAAAAGAGTTATTTGATTATTGGAACGGGAAAAACGATGATTTCGAGCCTATCCCGATACCGAAAGAAGTTGACGACGAAATGCAGAGGGATTCATTTTACTAAAGCCGAAACGGGGCAGCAGTCGCCCTGTCAGTGTCCGGATGGCAACCGACACTCTGACGATGGCAAGCTGAAAGGCATCGGGCAGCGATACCGTGGGAAACATGGCAGCGGTCGCACCTGCTACAAAGTGCGTGGATGGTCAACAGGTTTTTCTTGATTTTTTAAGGTGAAAAATCAAAACACGGTGTACATTGCCGGAAAAGAGGTGGACGGGATGAAAAGACCGAGAGAACCACCAACAGGAGGAAACAAGATGAATATAGGACGAATATTGCCGACAGAGGCAGCAGCAATCCTCAATGTGTCACCGCAATTCGTGAGGGTAGCAATGCAACAGGGAAAACTCCCGATTGGAACGGCGGTGCAGATGTCCTCAATTTGGACGTATCACATTTCGGAAAAACTGCTTGCAGATTATTCCGGAAAGAACATAGAAAAAGAGATTGAGCGAATCAGAGGAGGTGTTGAGAATGACGAGAAGTGAGAAAAAGGCAGTGATTGAGAGCATGGCAGAAAAATTCATGAATATCGACGACCTTGAGGGGAAGTCAATGACCATTATGGTGATGTCTGCGTATGCCGAGGGTAAGGCAGCGGGAAAAGCAGAGGAGCGTCGCAGATGGGAACAGAAAGAGGCGGTTGCAGCCGTTTGATGAAAACGCCCCGTCATAATGGCGGGGCAGTACATAGCAGGAGCATGAGAAAAAGAACGCAAACGACTGTTGCAGCGGTCGTTTGCAAGAAAGGATTTTACATGAGCGAGTATTTGTATACAGAGGCACAGGTGCGTGAAATGTGGAAACGCACCTATGAGGAACAAATCGGGGTCGCACAGGCAAAAGCGATTGAGGCAATCGTGAGAACGGATGGAGAGGTTGTTGTCAGTCTTTCCGGAGGAAAAGATTCTGCGGTGATGCTTTATATTGTCGCTCAAATGTGGTCAATAACAAAGTACAAAGACACAAAGAAACTGGTTGTTATGTTTGCGAACACAAGCAATGAGTTTAATTGCATGAGCAAGTACACAAGAGAGTTTTGTGCATACATAGAAAAAGAGTTCGGGATTCAAATTGATTTTCACGAGGTCAGAGGCGATGTGCATTATTTCGATGTTGTCGAAATGGTGGGCTTCCCATTTATCAGTAAAAAGGTTGCAAGGCAAATTCGAGATGTCAAGGCGACTTTGAAAAGACTGAATCTAACATACGCAGACATCGAACAGATTATGCCGGAAACGTACACACGAAAGTACATGCAGGAATGCATTGACTGTGCAGACAAACTCCGAGAGATGGGATTCAACGACACAGTCATTTTGAATTTGACGAAAATCACAAGCAAAAACGACTGGTGCGAGAGTTATTTTTTACCAGTACAATGGCGTCCGCTGATTGATTCAAAGTTTGAGTTCAGCGAGGAGTGCTGCAAGATTCTGAAAAAAGACCCAATAAAGTACGCATCAAAAGAAATCGGGAAACTGCTGCCGATGGTTGGGGAGATGGCTGCGGAATCAAGAGACAGAATGAAAGCGTATATGAAAACGGGATGCAATCTGTTTGATTCAAAGCAGGGGAGAAATAAAAGCAAACCATTAGGAGCAGCAACCGAATCAACGGTACTGCGATTCATAAACGAGAAAAATCTACCAATAGCACCAGTATACGGCGAATTGATATATGACGATGAATCGGACACATACCATTTCACGCAAGAAAGCAGGACGGGATGCAAGTTGTGCGGATTTGGAATTGCAGCAGACCCCGAAAGATATGTGCGGGTGCAAAAATACGAACCTCAAACAATCAAATTTGCGTTCACGAGCAGAGAGAGGGGAGGTCTTGGGTATACAGAAATTTGCACGTTCTTGAATGAGCATTGTAAAACAAACATCGTGATTCCGGAGATAGAACAGGGGTATTATCCGAAACGACTTGAGCGAATAAAGAATTTTGAAAAGAAAAGATAAGCAAAGAAAAAGGACAACCATTGCAGTGGTCGTCCTTGTATCGACTGATTGTGTCAGTCGCTAACTGATAGAAATATTATAGCAAATCTGACACAAAAAAGCAACTTGAAAAGAGACCGAAAAGGTCTATAAAATCAAGGGTTTTCGGAACTTTTATCGTCCTTGTAATAGATAATAACAAGTCTACGAAAACATAACAGGAGGCATGTGTCAGATGGCAAGAAAAAGAGGGATGCAGTTTATCCCGTATGATTATGAGGCAGCATATAACAAGGCGATGGAGGACATGCATGAATGGTTCATTGAGAACCTGTTCCAACATCGAAAGAAAGTGATATATGCACTCAAAGAGATAACAGCAGGAGACCAGTTTGAAATTGAGATATATCCACAGTTCCGGAGTATGGATGAAGTACCTACGGAGGGGAGGACAATCAAGAAAGACAACAACAAGGCTCAAAAGAATCTGAATGACAAGAACGCAAGGAAATACGTTGAGAGGTTAATCAACGAGAATTTCAGTGACCGTGATATTTGGATGACATTGACCTATGATGACGCACATCTCCCGCCGGACGGGGATGTTGATGCAGCAATCAAGAATGTGCAAAAGTACATCCGACGCATCAACTATCAGAGGAAAAAGAGAGGTCTCCCGAATGCAAAATATGTCTATGTGACCGCATACAATCCGGATGCAGAAATCAGATGGCATCATCACATTGTCATGGATGGTGCTTTGGACATGGAGACAGTTGAATCCTGTTGGAAACAGTCAAGCAGGAATGAGGTTCGCAGGTTGCAGACAGACGAAAACGGTTTGTCCGGTATGGCGAATTACATCGTTGAAGAAAAGAACCGTGTTCCGTCGGAAAAGAGATGGAACAGTTCACAGGGATTGAGAGACCCACGAATCAAGGTCGTACACTCCAAACGTCCGGCAGCAGGAGGCAGCTATAAAAAAATAGGGTCATTTGTTGATGGTATGGTCAAAGACAGGGATTCAATACCGGAGATATTAAAAAAGTGGTATCCGGACATGGATTTCACGAACGCAAATGTGTACTATAACGATTTTAACTGCATGTTTTATATACATGCACGAATGAGGAAAAGGAGGCTACAAAGTGAAAAGACGGAAAAGACGGGCAAGACATGCAGGACGACGTGATGCGTTCCATTTGACAATGATTGCGGTATTGATGACGGTGTTGTGCTTGATGATAGTGAATATCAAAGAACCGGAGCAGACCGAGGAGGAGCAGCCGGAGACGACACATGCAGAAGTGGTACAGAATCCGGAAACAATCGTGCAGACAGCAGAGGAGACCGAAAGCAAATACAAGGTTTTCGATGGTATGTCCGAGGACTGGGGGAGCGATGACCTTGAGGGATTCGTGCTTTATAAGTTACCGGAACAGTATGCGGATAAAGGCTATTTTCCGGAGAAAATGCAGATATACACAAGATGTCTATGCAAGCAAAATGACGTTCCCTATGCCCTTGTACTGGCAATCATTGAGCATGAATCCGGATATGAATTTGACAAGGTCGGAGACGGCGGGCAGTCAAAGGGATATATGCAGATATATGAGAAATGGCACACTGACCGGATGAAACGGTTGAATTGCACCGACCTCATGAACCCATATCAAAATGTGAGGGTCGGGATTGATTTCCTGTCGTACCTGCTCAAGAAATACGGCACGGTGCAGGATGCACTTGCAGCGTACAACTACGGTGAAAAGGGTGCGAGGGAACATTTGTGGAGCAATGGCGTGTATGTCTATTCATACAACAGTGCAATCATGCAGAGGACGAAAGAGATTGAGGAGGTGGTCGGGAAATGAGTTTTGACTGGCAACCGGAATCAAAAGACAGATATTTCAGAAAAGCCGAGGCAGCAGTCAAGGCAGCGGGATTCGATGACATCCTGCAAATCAGCAGAGAACAGTTTGCAATCACGAAAAGCACGGTCAAGGTGTATTTTAAGCCGATTCCGAGAGAGGGAAAGACCCGCCGATGGTGGGAGGCAAAGAAAAGCATCGCAGGGATGCAGGAGCAGTCCGGAGGGCGTGACGAGTTCGGCAGGAAAAAGAAAACCATTTTTATTCATGCCTATATGATTTTAGAAATGGAGGAGCAGGACAGGTGAGGGCGGGAGAAATCATTGAAAGAATCAGACACATGCTCAAGGTCAAGGACTGCAAACATGTATGTCTGTTCTGCGAATATTATGACATGTGCAAAGAGGAGGCGAAAGCGAATGAACATGAGATATGCAATGAGAAGTGAGGACACGGAGCAAATCAACGTCGTGTCATGGGCGGGATGGAACATGAACCGTTATCCGGAATTAAAGTGGTTGTTCCATGTACCAAACGGAGGAAGTCGAAACAAGCAGGAGGCAGTCAAATTCAAACAGATGGGTGTCAAAGCGGGTGTTTCTGATTTGTGCCTCCCATATCCGAAAGGCTCATACTGCGGGTTATTCGTTGAAATGAAATTCGGGAACAACAGACAGCAGGACACGCAAAAAGAGTTCCTTGCGGATATGGCAGCAGCCGGACATTTTGTTGCAACCTGCTATTCAGCAGAGGAGGCAATCAAGGTCATTGAGGAATATCTGAATTTGTCGGATGCGGTACACATGGAGAGAAATCTGAACATGAGCATCCCGAACAACAGCATCCTCAAGGACGGGAAAATCAAGAATTGAGGAGAAAAGCGATGAAAGTATTGATTGCGTTAGGTATTGCAGCGGTTGTCATGCTTGCGATGGTATTTCTTGCGGTGATTTTATTCGTGGCAGCAGTTGCGGTCGATATAGCGTCCGAATTTATGGACTAAAAAATATAACAGGATAACAGGAGGAAACAACATGAGAATTATTGCAGTAATGTCACCAAAGGGAGGAATCGGAAAAACGACGACATCCGATTCAATCGCCTATATGTTGGGCGAGGAGCAGGGAAAGAGAGTGCTTGTGTTAGACGGAGACCCGCAGGGCGATACATCAAAGACGTTCGGGGTATTTGAACCGGACGGAATCGGAATGAGTGAGCTGCTTGAGAAACATGAATGTGTCGGCGGTACATACAAAACGGGTGATTTGATTCGCCCGACGGAATACTCACACGTTGACATCATTCCGGCGAACGGCTATCTCATGAAAACGGACATGAATTTGCTGCTCAAGTCAGAGGACAATCAAGTCACACGATTGCGTGAGGCGTTGGAGGAGGTAGCAGACGCATACGATTATTGCATTTGTGATTGTGGTCGACTGCTTGACATGGTGGTCATCAATATCCTCATATCGGCAGAGTTAATCATTGCACCCGTAAAGGTTGGAGGATATGAAATCGAGGCATTGCAGAACCTTGAGGAGCAGATTGAGGATTTGAGAGACATCAATCCGGATTTGAGAATCAAGGCACTCATGACCATGCGACAGAAAAACAAGACCTCTCTTGAGGTTGAGGAGTGGTTGAAAGCAGATTCCGGATTTGACATGTTTGTCACTCCGGTTCGCCGTTCCATCGTTGCGGAAAAATCAACAACGGCAATGATGCCACTCCCGAAATTTTCAAAGCGTGGAATCGTGTCTCAAGATTACAGATGCGTTGTGCATGAGTTACTAAAGGAAATGGAGGGGTAGGACATGAAAGAACATGATTGGGTGAAATTATATGCGGATGCAGATAAATTCATGAAAAAAGTCGGAGGCACTGATTTCAATGTCAAAACAAACATAAAATCCGAAAGATGGGGAGAGGCACTTGTGACGGTAGACATCCCAAAAAGAAACAATTCCATTGCAATAATGAGAATGGATGCGAATGAATATTGCAGCAGGTGCAAAGGGTTCAGACGAGACGGAAAATTATATCTCACATACATGTTGAGAATAGAGAAAATAAATGCGGAGGATTAAGCACATGGGAAACATCGTGAAAACAGCAAAATGCAGATTCTGCGGTCAAATGACGCAGATTGAGGCAGACGAAGAACTGACAGCAGCACAGGCAGAGGAACAGGCAACAATGACATGTAACTGCACAGATGCGGTTGAGTATCAGAAAGAGAAACAGAGGAAAGAAAAGGCGATGCAGAACGTCGCTGCACTGTTTGGAGAGGCAGCAACACCGGACAAGAGATGCGGAGAGGGAATTGTGAAGATTCTCAAGGCAGCAGTTGAGGAAATTTACACCGGAGGACTGGAAAAGGTCACGTTGAACCTCCGTGGAGGCGTGAAAGCCTCTATTTCGCAGAACAGCAAGGGCGAAATCAACGTCGAACGTACCGAGACAAAAAAACAGAAACTCACAGAGTAATGACAGGAGGGTGAACAGATGGCAGCAGGATTCAGCGTGAAAGACGCACTCAACAAGAACAGCAAAGCAGGGATTGACGAATCTCCGAGAGCGAGATTCCGCACAAAGGACATTTCGATTTTCAAGATGTACCGCAACGACATGAATTTTTATAGTGTTGCAGACATCGAAGAACTGGCAGGAGACATCCTCCTGTCCGGTTTGAAACAGAACCTCGAACTTGTATATGCACCGTGCGAAAAAGGCGAATACAGAATCGTCGCAGGTGAAAGACGGTGGGAGGCTCTCAAATACCTCGTATCAAAGGGGTATAAAGATTTTGAACTTGCAACCAGTAAATTGACCACACCACAGGACGATGACGAGGAACAGGTTGAAATCATCATCGCCAACTCATACCGTTCAAAGACCATTTCCGACATGATTGAGGAGGAAACACGCCTCAAGGCATCTCTTGAGCGTATGAAAGCAGCAGGAAAGAAAATCAAGGGATATGACCTGCAATCCGGACGATTGAGGGATGTGATTTCCTCAATGCTGCATGTGAGCAAAACAAAGATTGCACAGATTGAGGCAATCAATAACAATCTGATTCCGGGATGGAAAGAGGAACTCAAGAAAGAACGCCTCACATTCTCCGCAGCTTATGAATTGAGCGGAATGACGGAGGATGAACAGCGTGAGACACTGGGGAAATTTTCAGAGACCGGAGAACTGACACACAAAGAAGTGAAAGACATGAAAGAGGCGAAAGCAGCAGGGCAGCAGGTGTCAGAATCCGACACGGAAGAAAACGGCATGAATCCTCCGGAGGCAAGAGCGGGCGACGATTATGAGACACCTCATCCGGAGGGAATCACATCTCTCTGTTATTCCTGCACCGAATATGAGACTTGCAATGTTAAGACCGGAACATGTACCTCATGCGACCAGTACAAGAACCGTGCAGAGGCATACAAGACCGACGAACAGAGGTATTCAGAGGAACAGGATGCAATCGACCGTGAGACAAAGAAAAAACTCCGTGAGATGGAACAGGAGGAGAAGATGCAGAACCTCCCATCAGACACACAGGAGACCGGACAGAAAGTGCATCAGATACGCCTTGCAAAGTCTTATTTCGATGATGTGGCAAACGGAATCAAGACATTTGAACTCCGAAAGAATGACAGAGGATACAAAAAAGGCGACATCCTCGAAATGATGGAATTTGCAGACGGGAAGAACACCGGACGCATGGTCAAGGTGCTTGTGACGTATATTCTTGAGGACTACACCGGAATTGAGGACGGATATTGCATCATGGCAACCAAACTCATGAAAGACGGTGAGGCGTAGAATGACAGAGATAAAAGACCCGATTTTGGCAGCAATGGAGTTCTCACTGAATTACACATTGAAAAGATTTGAGGACACAGAAACGGAGGACGGAAAAATTATCAGAGAGGGAATCATAAGAGGAAAGACTTTAGTTGAACATCTGCGGATTTTTGGTGCGGATGTGTACGGAAAAAGCAAAGAACAGTTTGCGGAAGATATAAAGGACAAAACAATTATTGTGATGATGACCGATGAAGAATACAAGGAATATATCAAGGCGAAAAGACTGTATAGAGTGATAAAAAAGGAGGAATTGTGATGAATAACATCAAGAGAGGCGAAATGTTCTATATCAGCAGAGGGGGGGGTGTCGTATAACGGGAGCGAACAGCACTCCGACCGTCCGGCGGTCGTTGTAAGCAATGACAAGAATAATGAGAACAGCAATGTCGTTGAGGTTGTATATATGACCACGCAGCCGAAAACAGACCTCCCGACACATGTGACAGTGAGGTCGACAGGCAGACCAAGCACCGTTTTATGTGAGCAGGTCTATTCGGTATCGACAGAACGCATCGGAACGTATATCGGAGAGTGTTCAGACAAAGAGATGGAGAACATCGACATCGCTCTCATGATTTCCTTGCAGCTTGACGGCAACATGAAAACCTCGAAGAAATACAACGAGACAATCAAAGAACAGCAGGAGGAAATTGACCTTTATCGCAAGAAGATTCAAGCGATGCAGGAGGCGTTGAAAGAAAAGGAAAAGCCGGAAATCACGGCATCATCAGAGGAGACAATCAGATTACAGACAGAAAGAGACACATACAAGACCATGTATGAACAGTTACTCAACAGATTAGTGAATGGAGGAGCAGCATGAACAAAAGCACATTAAAGGCAGAATTTATCAATGCGAAAATCAAGGATGCGAAATACATCGGAGTGAGTATCAAGACGGAGGGCAGCAGTCAGCCGGAAATCATCATCAATCCGAGAGAGAATTTCGATGCGAAATTTGATTATTACATGGAGGCATACGATGACGATTTGATTCTGATTGCAGCAAAGGGCAAAAAGGACATCCGCATCGTGGCAGCAGGACACGGAAACCGATTCGAGGACATTGAAAACCAGTTAATCGGGGAAAAGGGCAAAGGTTGGAGAGAATTGATTGCAGGAGCGATTGACAACGCCTATGACCGTTTGGTTGCAAGCACACCTCCGCAGACGGAGGAGGAAAAGACCCATTGCGAAATGATAAAAGAGGCAGTCAAGGGAATGTTTATCAATGAGAGCAGGACGGCAGCAGAGGCAGAGTTCATCAAGACCCATATTGTTGATTATGAGAAAATATTCGATGTCTGCATGAATGGCGATGACCTTGAGTTCAAAAAAGGACTTGTCAGATTGCAGAAAATGCAAAATGAATATGTGATGCAGAGAGAACGGGAGGAAACGGCGAATGAATAAAGTCATATTGATGGGTCGACTTACAAGAGACCCGAATGTCAGATATACACAGCAGAACAGTTCACAAGAATCCATGTGCGTGGCACGTTACACACTGGCAGTCGACCGCAGAGGTGCAAGAGACGGGCAACAGTCAGCGGATTTCATTTCCTGCGTTGCATTTGGCAAAAACGGCGAATTTGCAGAGAAGTATTTCAAACAGGGAACAAAAATCGCTATTACGGGCAGGATTCAGACGGGTTCATACACCAACAGAGACGGTCAAAAGATATATACGACCGATGTTGTGATTGAGGAACAGGAATTTGCAGAAAGCAAGAAAGCAGCGGGAGAACAGGAGCAAAATGCGGGTTATACGGATGCAGGTGACGGGTTCATGAACATTCCGGACGGCGTTGACGAACAACTCCCTTTTGCGTAAATGGAAAGGAGGAGCGTGATAATATGGGAATTATGAGCATCGTGAAAAATGTGATTGAGCATTTCAGAAAAGCCGGAAAGACAGAAAATGAGATTTCGGGCATGATTGAACAGGCAGCAGACAGGGCGACAGTCAACAAAGGCGTTACAGAAAAAAAGGAATATAAAAGACCGGAAATCAAGGTCGAAACATCGGCAGAACAGTTCGTCGAGGCAGTCATGCAAACGGGTGTCACAGCGGAGCAGGTAAAAACGGCAATTATGAAAATGTGCGATTCGCAAAGATGCACAAATCGCCAAAACACGAATAACTGGCGTAAAATGCACGGTCTGCCTATGAGAAGAAAGCAGAAAGCGAGGAAAAAGCATGAAAGAGAAAAAAGAGCAGACAGTCATTGACAAAACCCTGCTATATCTCGAAAACTATCGTGAAATGGAGCGGTACATCAAAGAGGCGGTATCAGAGACCTCTCAAGTGCCGGATATAGGCAAATACAACATATCAGCAGAAAGAGCGTTCCTGCAATCGGTTAGAGAGTGCCGTGCAGAGACGGTCATTCTGTTCGAGCATCTCAAACAGGCTCTTGCATCGCTCAAAGAGGATGCAGAGGCAGCAGGTGAGGGGTACAAGTACGACGCACTTGAGGCAGTCTATATCAAGGGAAAGACATACGAGGATATAGTGAGGGAGACAGGATGCGGACGCAACTCACCGAAAAAGTGGTGCAAGGTCATGATTCAACGCCTGACAATCAAATTATTCGGTGCAAAAGCGATTGAAAATGATAAAAACGGAGTGAAAACAGGGTGAAATGAGGGTGAAAATAGGGGTAAAAAGTGGGTGAACAAAAGGCAAAATAAACGTGATAATATGTTAGCGTGAACAGTTGAGACGAGCGATTGCAGATATGCAGTCGCTTTTTTCTTGCCTGTTTGCCCTCCTGTTATATGCGGGTAAGTGTACACAGTAATGTGCATAACTGCCCGCCTCTTGTGGATAACAGGACAGGAGAACCAAGAAAGAGAGGAGAACGCAGATGCTTTTGAAATCATGCAGGTGTGGCAAGTTGATTCCGCAGTCGGCAAAGATGTGCGAGGAATGCGAACGACGGCAGCAGTCGAGGCACATGATATACAACAACACACGGCGAGACAAGAGAGCAGCCGAGTTCTATCTGTCAAAGGAATGGCGGGATTTGAGACCTGTCATCATGAGTGTGTATGAGTATGTGGATATATATGCTCTGTATGTTGAACATCAGTTGATAACACTGAAAGATTCAGACCCAATCCACCACATCATAGAACTTGAGGACGACTGGGAGCAGAGGTTGAACCCATTGAACTTGATACCCTTGAGTCATCGGACACACAACACAATCACAGCACTATATAAACAGAGCAATGCAAGCATGAAAGCAACACAGACACAGTTGAGGTCGCTGATTGATTACCATTTCAAAGAGGCAGGGGGATATGAAAAAGTTTTATGTGACCGTTTCTTAGTCGCACCCCCTCTTTTCTTTGGAGAAAACTCCCCACGAGAAAATCAGGAAACAGGGGAGTGACGAAAAGGTGTCAGAATGTGACACGAAACTCGTGAAACACTGGACGGAAAGGGGGTTGATGCTGCATGGCAGGACAGAGACAACCGACCGATTTGGTGGTCATGAAAGGAAAAAAACACCTCACAAAAGCAGAGATTGAGGCGAGAAAAAATGCGGAGGTGGTCGCCCCAAACGACAAAGTCAAGCCTCCGGCATATTTGACACCGGAACAAAAGAAGAAATTCCGGAAATTGTCAAAAGAACTGCTTGCAATCAAACTCATTGCGAACGTGGATTGTGATGCACTGGCGAGATTACTGATTGCACAAGACCAATACATCGAGATAACGGACAAAATCAGAGAAACTCCGTTGATGGTCGATGTTCCGGTCTATGAGATGCGAGAGAATCCGGACACAGGAGAACAGGAACGTGTACAGGTCGGAACACGGGAGGTTGTGAACGGTGAGAGGGAGCGTCTCATGATTATACAAGACCGCTGCATGAAACAATGTCGGCAGGGGGCATCGGATTTCGGAATGACGGTCAGCAGTCGGTGTCGGTTGGTAGTTCCGAAAGCAAAGGAAACAAAACCGGAGAACAAATTCGCCAAGTATGCGAGTTCATAAATGGCAGCAGGGGCAACAGTGACCGACCGTTGCACACAATACGCTCTTGATGTCGTTGCAGGTGTCATCATTGCAGGTGAATATGTCAGACTGGCATGTCAAAGGCATCTTGACGACCTCGAAAAAGCGAAAGCAGCACCATACAAATATTATTTCGACGTTGAAAAGTCCGAGGAAATCATCAATTTTGCGGAAGAATTGACAATCGCAGAGGGTGACGAACAGGAAAATGTGACAGCGTACCCGTTCCAGTGTTTCATTTTAGGGTCTCTGAATGGGTGGAGGACAAAAGAAAAGGGTCACAGACGGTTCAGAACGTCCTATGTACAGTTAGGCAGACAGAACGGAAAGTCGTTCATCAATGGTATTTTAGCGTGTTACTATGGCAATTTTGACGGGTACAAATACGGAAAAATCTTTTGTACTGCGACAAAACAAGACCAAGCGAATATTGTTTTTGATGAAATTGTAAAATTCATCAATTCCGACGAGGATTTGTCGGAGTGGTTCAAGGTGCATGAGCATAATCACACGATAGATTGTCTCTGTACCCATTCGGAAATCAAGGCATTATCCGGAGATACCAAGTCACTGGACGGACACCGTGCATATTTGGGAATCGTTGACGAATACCACGCTCACAAGACAAATCAGATGTACAAACTGCTTGAGGGAGGTATCAAGAAATTAAAATCCGCACTGATCTCCGTCATAACGACAGCGGGGTTCGATTTGAAATCGCCTTGCTACAAGTTATATGAGTATTGCTGCAATCTGCTGAAAGGTGTGTTTGAGAACGACAGTCAGTTCGTGTATATAGCACAGTTGGACACAGCGGATGACCTATACAAAAAGGAGAACTGGATAAAAGCAAACCCGATTCTCGAATATGACGAGGATGCACTGGAGAATCTCGTTCCGGTTGCGAATACTGCCCGTGATATGGGCGGGGAGGATTTGCGAGATTTCCTCGTTAAGCAGTTAAACATGTGGATGCAGTGGTCAAACGCACTGTACATCAAGGACATTAAAGACTGGAAACGATGTGCAGCATTGCGAACGCTCAAGGATTTCAGAGGCTCAAAATGCTATGTCGGAGTTGACCTGTCATCCGGAGGCGACTTGACATCCATCGCAATCGTCATCCCGTACATGGTTGACGGTGTGAAAAAGTATTTTGTGCATACTCACTCATTCATACCTGCGAGCAGAGTGGACGAGCATATCAAGACGGACAAAGTTCCGTATGATGTATGGATTTCAAAAGGTCTCGTGACAGTCACGGAGACACTGGGAGGAATAAAGACAGATTACAAGTACATCATCAAGTACCTTGAGGATTTAATCAAACAGAATGATTTGAAACCTCAACTTGTGTGTTATGACCCACACAACGCATCTGCATTCCTGTCAGACCTTGAGGCACTGGGATTCGATTCTGTGGCAATTACACAGACAGCAAAGGAACTCAATGACGCAACAGTTGATTTCAGACTGGAGATAAAAGCAGGAAACGTCGTGATTGAGGGAACAGAAGTCGGAAAAGGAAAGGTTGTTCCGTTCGATGAACTGCTGACGTGGTCGATTGCAAACGCAAAGACTATCTCGAACAGTTACGGTGAAATCAAAATCGACAAGGCACTCGACGAGGACAGAATCGACCCGATTGACGCAATCATTGACGCATGGAAAGCAGCAATGAAAGAGGAGTATAAGCCGGACACAAATGAGGTTGTGAATGAATGGCTTGAAATGTATGAGAAATACATGGGGAAAGGCGGTGAGAAAGAATGAACCCATTTAGAAAAATAGCAAACAGTTTGATGAACTGGTGGAAAGGTGAAACTGCACCGGAGGTCAGTGATTCAACGGAACTGACAGGCGGGGTGATGACGCTCAACTCACCGTCATTCCTTGAGAGTATGGGTTTGAGCAGGAGGAGAAAGACAACATCAGAGGTGACATATTTCACATGTCTCAAGATGCTGTCGGAAACTCTTGCGAAAATGCCTATCAAATATTATCAGAGAACGGACAAAGGAATCATTGAGGCAGAACAGACGGACACGTCGAGACTGCTGACCAAGAGACCGAACCCGTTCATGACACCGACGGTATTTTGGAACACAGTGGAAATCAACCGCAATCACTACGGGAACGCTTATGTGTACATGAGAAAGAAATTCATCCGGAAGAAATACGGAGGAGAGGTCAAAATTCTTGACCTGTGGGTGATGCAGTCGAATTGTGTTCAGATTGTTGTGGATGATGCAGGCATATTCGCAGGAAAAGGACGCTTGTGGTATGTCTACACAGACCCGACATCCGGAAGTCAGTATGTATTTGACACGAGTGAGGTCATGCACTTCAAAACATCATTCAGTTTTGACGGTGTGACAGGTTTACCAGTGCAGCAGATTCTCCGTGACACAATCTCCGGAGCATCGGCATCACAGAGGTACATGAACAGCTTGTATGAAAGCGGATTGACAGCGAAAGCGACGCTTGAATACACGGGAGAGTTGAATGATAAAGCAAAAGAGGCACTCGTGAAATCGTTTGAGGATTTCGGCAGCGGAGCGAGAAACACAGGAAAAATCATCCCCGTACCTTTAGGGATGAAATTGACACCTCTTGACATCAAGCTGTCGGATTCACAATTTTTTGAGTTAAAAAAATACACTGCATTGCAGATCGCAGCAGCGTTCGGTGTGAAACCGAATCAAATCAACGACTATTCAAAGTCATCCTATGCGAACAGCGAATTGCAGCAGTTGTCATTTTATGTTGACACCGAGTTGTTTGTTATAAAGCAGTACGAGGAGGAAATCAACTACAAAATGCTGACAGACGAGGAACAGGATGACGGTTTTTATTACAAATATAACGAAAAAGTCCTTTTCCGAACGGATTCAAAGACACAAATGGAATATCTGAAAAATGGTGTCAGTGGCTCAATTATGAAACCGAATGAGGCACGACGTAAACTTGACCTGCCCGATGGAGAGGGTGGCGACACATTACTTGCGAATGGCAGTATCGTTCCGCTAACAATGGCGGGAGCAGCATATTTGAAAGGTGCATCCGAACCGGATGAAACCGAGAAACCGGAGCAACCGGAAGAAACAGAGCCGGACACAGAGCAGCCGGACACAGACCAACCGGACGAAACCGACGAGGCAGAGGACGAGGATGAACAGGAGGGAGGTGAATAATCATGGCAAAGAAAAGACGTTTTGATTTCACAAAGAAAAATAAACGCAGCGGAAAAGTTGAAAATGTCGGCTATTTAGATTTAGAGCAGGACGAGGAACAGAGCAGATGTTCCTTGTATTTCTACGGTGACATTGTATCAGCGACATGGGAATCCATGTGGTACGAGGAGGACAGATGTCCGCAGGACATCGCAGATTTTCTCAATCAGTTAGATGGCTACGAGGACATTGACATCTATTTCAATTCCGGTGGCGGGGATGTATTCGCAGGACTGGCAATCTATAACCAGTTGAAACGATACTCCGGACACAAGGTCGGATATGTTGACGGAATGGCAGCATCTATTGCATCAGTCATCATGTTCGCATGTGATGAATTGCATTTTGCAACAGGAGCACAAGCAATGATTCACAAGCCTTTATGTATGGCATGGGGAAACGCAGATGATTTCAAAGAGGTCATCAAACAACTTGATTTATGCGAAGATTCAATTCTTGATGTCTACGAGGAACACATGAAAGAGGGTGTGACAAGAGACAAAATCAAGTCTTTCATGGCGAAAGAAAAGTGGTTCAGCGGTGCGGAACTGGCAGAGTATTTCGACGTTGAGATTGATGACAAGGCAGCAGTCGCAGCATGTGCATCCGACTATTTTGAAAAATACAGTAACGTTCCGGAGAACATCAAAGGAACGGACACAAAGGACATTGTCAATGCGGTGCTTGCAGAACTGGAGAACAGGAACAACGCAGCAGCAGAGGCAGAGAAACAGAGAATCGAGGCAGAAAAGCAGGATATTCTTGCAGACCTCGACATGTATGGAATTTAAGAAAGAGAGGACATGATTCATGAACAAGGAAATGCAGAAACTGTTGAAAGCAATCAACGACAAAAAGAATGAGGTCAAGAGCCTTGTGAAAGATGGAAAACTCGACAAGGCAAGGGAGGCAAAAGATGAACTCAAAGAGTTACAGGAAAAGTTTGACCTCCTGTTTGATTTGGACGAGGAGGAACATGAGGAGATCGAGGGCAAGGTGGCGACGGGAGCAGCAAAGACCATCGGGGGAAAAGCGGACAAGAAAAACCTCGTGAAAGCGTTCGTCAATATCGTCAAGTGTGGATTCTTAAAGAGAGAACCGGACGAGGGAGATGTCAAGGTGTACAAGGATGCGTTAAGCACAGACACCACAAAGGGAGACGATGATGAAATGGGTATCGGTGTCACCGTTCCGGAGGACATCAGAACAGACATCATCGAGTTAAGACGTTCAGAGGATAATCTGGAGCAGTATGTCAATGTTGAGGGAGTAACCACAAAGAGCGGTTCGAGAAACATTGAGGTCGATGCAGATTCCACCCCGTTTGATAATGTGGACGAGGAGGCAGATTTCCCAGACATGGATGAGCCGAAGTTCAAAAAGATTGTGTATGCAATCAAGAAAAAGGGTGGCATCTTAAAAATCACCGCAGAACTGTTTGAGGACACCGCAGCCAATGTCATGGCATACATCAACAAGTGGATTGCCAAGAAAACAAAGGCGACGAGAAATGCGATGATTCTCAAGGTTGCGAACGAGATGACAAAGGGGAAAGAGGTTGTGATTTCCACAATCGACAGTCTCAAGGACGTGTTCAACGTGGGTCTCGACCCTGCTATTACAACAGGAGCAATGGTCATCGCAAATCAGAACGGGTACAACTACCTCGACAAGTTAAAGGATAAGGACGGAAAGTATATTTTGCAGCCGAATCCTACACAGCCGACACAGATGATGGTGTTCGGTAAATATCCGATTGTCAAGGTGTCAAACAGGACTGTGAAATCTGAACCTGTGTACTCACCTGCGTTCACAATCTCCGGCAGCAAATTAGCAATCGACGGAACAACCACAGCAATCGACGCATCCGCAACGTCCGACGTGACAGCATGGAAAGTCGTGAAAGGAAAGTATGTTGTAACTTGCAAAGGACAGGAGCAGGAAACGACAGTCGATGCAAAGGTGTCCGCATACAAGCATCCTGTGTATATGGGCGACTTAAAAGAGGCTATCACATTATTTGACAGAAATGTCATCACCATCGACATGAACGACAAGGCAGCAGGTTTGTGGGAGAAAGACATGACCGGAATCAAGGTTCGTGACCGTTTTGACGTGCAGCCTGTTGATGATGGAGCAATCATCAAAGGCAACATCACGGAAGTTGTGCAGGGATAAGAAATGCAGCAGGGCGGGAACACCCGCCCTGTGATTGAAAGCAGGTGAATGAAATGACGGACGAGGAAAAGAAAGAGTATAGAGACAAACTGGTTGAGGACTGCATGAAATACAATCACATCGACTATGACGACGACAAGGACATTGTCGAGACTATGGTTGAGGCGATTGCATCAGAGGAGTTGATGGAACTGATTCCGAATTTCGCCCCATACAATTTGACCGCCCGTCAGAGATTGCTTGTATATTCTTTCGTCAAGGAATTGTACGACCACAGGGAGAAGTATCAGAACGGTACACAGCAACTCACAAATGCGGTCTCAACCATGCTACTCAATGAAAAGTATGGAGGGAGCAGGGAATGACCGGACGGGTGAAAATAATCAGAGTGACCACAGAAATCAAGGCGGGCAGGAAAGAACCGACAACAGAGGTGTTTTATGAGTGTTGGTGCGATGTTCAGAGTTTGGGAACAAATGAGAAATACACAGCACTGCAAGCAGGTCTTGAGAACACCATTGTTTTCAAGGTTCGGAATTGCAAGCGGATGAAAGAGGTCAGAAAGAAAATGAAAGAGTTCTATGCAGAGTATGACGGAACACGATTCGACATCTATGACGCATCACCGATGTTCACAGATAACGGATGGGTGCTTGTGAAATGTCGTGCGGTTGCATAGGTGTCACATTCTGACACGGAGGTGAGGACATGAAAATTGACATGGAGTTCAAAGGACTGGAGGAACTGGTGAAAGCGTTTGAAAGTGCTGCATCGGATGAAGATATTGCACAGGTAAATAAAACGATCGCTGAAAAAGGTGAACCAGTTGTACAGAGAATCATGTCCGGAAAAATCCCAAAGTCAAAGGACATCAAAAAAAGTGGGCGAGGGTTCGGTTCAAAATCATCCGTGTCCGCACATGCAGCAGATGAAATCCCTATCGGGAAAGTAAAGGTGAACGGTACGGGAGCGACAGCAGATGTCGGATGGGAAAAGAACACACAGGACGAGGGCGGTCATTTCTACGTCCGTTTTATTAACTGGGGAACGATTTACAGACCGCCACAAGAGTTCATATATGCAACAGGCAGGGAGGCAGATGCAGAACTGCAAAAGATAGCAGAACAGGAATATCAAGCGTATTTAGACAGGACAGTGGGGTGATAAGCATGGACAGCAGTCCGGACATTATAAAAGACGCATCAGACGCACTCAAGCCGATAGAGGACAGAGGAATCACCGTGATGCAGGGGTGGTATGACAAAGACCTCAACAAATGTCATGTGACATTGTGGGATTTGGGCGAAACCGATGACAATTTTTCGGATGATGATGCGGAGGGAGTGACACTTTCCTTGCAAATCACCATTTTCTCAAAGGAGGACGAGGTGGAACTGGCAAGGGAAATCAAGTCTCTCATGAAAGAGAATGGGTTCTCATTCGAGGGGAGAAACGGAGACGATTCAAAACCGGAAGATGGAATCTATATGAAAGCACAGCGATTCACAAAATATTATGAAAGCGAGGAAAAATCATGAGCGAAACAGTAACACAGGTAAATGAAACCACACAGCAGATTGTAAGGAGTAGAACTTGCGGTCTGAAAGATTTCTACATCGCACTGGTGCAGAGCAATACTGCAACAGCATACACAGCCGGAACTCCGGTGAAATTAGCGAGGGCAATCAAAGCGAAAATTGATGAAAAGTGGACAAGTGAGAAAATCTACTCCGACGATAACACCGAGGAGGTCATCACCTCATACGAGGGAACAGATGTCGAACTGGAAATCAATGCTCTTGCACCGCAGGACAGAGTGATTCTGTTCGGGCAGTTGTACGAGAAAGGATTCTTGAGAAAGTCATCTGACGACAGAGCACCGGAGGTCGCTGTCGGATGGAGAGAAAGAAAACTCAACGGGAAATATGAGTTCAAGTGGCTTTATGTCGGAAAGTTTGCAGAGGGTATCAGCGAGGAGGCAAGCACTAAAGAGGGAAAACTGTCACCTACAACCAAGAGCATCAAGGGCAGTTTCTACGAGCGTAGCATCGACAATCTGTATGAGGTATCTGTTGATGAATCCAACCTTGTAGCAGAGGACACGGATGCAGCAACAGCAATCAAAGACTGGTTCTCAAAAGTGCAGGAAGCACCGGACGCAGCAGCGTAAAACAAGAGAGGATATAACAGGAGGATAATTCAATGAATAGAAAAATTATCGTGAATCATAAAGAGTTCAAAATGGAGAAAATGTCTGCGGACACTTACATGGAATATCTCGAACTTGCAGAACAGATTGACGCTGCGACATCCGAGAGAGCGTCAAAAAGATACTCACGACAGGAAATTGAGGCGATGATGTTGTTCATCTGCAAAGCATACGGAAATCAGTTCACGGTTGACGAGTTAAAGGACGCAGAGAGCGGACTGGATGCAGCAGGAATCGTCATCGAGTTCAACATGATTGACATGGGAATCGCAGAGGAAATGAACAAGAGAATGGACAAGATGATGAAAAATTTTCAGAGTGGCAAGTGATTCCGGAAATAACAATCACTTGCAGCACAGGAAAAGTATTCATCAATAACATAACGGTTGAGCAGTACAAGAAATATGCTGCACTCATGGAGAAAAACGGTTCGGACAAAATAACGGATGCACTGTTTTTCAACAAAAGAATTATTCAAGAGATATTCGGAAACAGGATGTCTCTCGATGAACTGGGTGAGGTGGATGTCATTGAATTTCTGACAGCATCAAAGGGGATTCATTTCATCATGCAGGATATTGTTTCCGATGCGTTGCTGAACATTGTCGAGACAGAGCCAATCGAAAGAGAGACATCTGCGTTCGACGAATATGACCGTGAGAATGGGTATGAGGACGAGGAGCAGGAAGAACAGAACACATGGAAGATATGCGGAGAAATCGTTGACCGTGTGACAAAAATTGCGATTCGGCTCATGCGGGAATCATACGGGCAGTGCATGAAAGAAAATATCATTGAACTGCTGAAATATCTGAAATTTGAACTTGAAACGGTGAACGAGAACACATAACACAGAGAGGAGGAGAACCGATGGCACATACAAGCGTGAAGATTTCAGCAAATTCGTCTGATTATCAGTCACAAATGAAATCCGCTGCGTCACAGATGAAAGTGTTATCCAGTGAGTTCAAACTGGCACAGACGCAAGCAAAAGCGTTCGGTTCGGCAGCAGACCAACTCAAGGCGAAAGCCGAGAGCCTCACTCAAAAAATCACTCTGCAAAAGAATATCGTTCAATTAAACAGTGAGCAACAAGCAAAACTCACACAGAAACTTTCAGACCAAAAGACAAAGCAGGAGGAATTGAAAACAAAGGTCGAGGCAGCAAAGAAAGCCTATGAGGATTCAACAAAGGCGACCGGAGCAAATTCAGAGCAGTCAAAGGCACTGAAAGAGGAACTCGACAAACTGGAGCAGGAATTTAAGGCAAACGAGACAGCAATCGGAAAGACGGAGACTGCTCTTGCAAATCAGACCACAAAGACGAACGCATCAAAAGCATCACTCGTCGAGATGGAATCTGAACTCGAAAAAGTAAACAAGGAACTGAAAAATCATAAACTGAATGAATTTGCAAGCGGTTGTGACAAAGCAGGACAAAAGATGGAGAGTTTCGGAAAGAAAATGTCCGTCGTTTCTGCGGGAATTGCTGCAATAGGAGCAGCATCAATCGCAGCGTTCAAGGAACTCGACGAGGGATATGACACGATAGTGACAAAGACCGGAGCGACCGGAGAGGCACTGGAGGGATTGACCGCATCTGCGGACAATGTTTTCGGAAGTATGCCGGAGGACATGTCAACGGTCGGAGAGGCTATCGGTGAAGTAAACACGAGATTTCATTCGACAGGAGAGGAACTGGAGAGCCTGTCAACGCAATTCATTCAGTTTTCGAGCATAAACGGAACGAATGTGACACAGTCTGTTGACCAAGTGGACAAAATCATGAAAGCGTGGAACATAGACACATCACAGACGGGGAATCTGTTGGGATTGCTGACATCAAAAGCACAGGAGACAGGAATTTCCGTTGACAAACTCGAAAGTTATGTACTGGATAACAATTCAGCGTTCAAAGAGATGGGGTTGTCATTACCACAAGCAATCAATTTGATGGCTCAATTCGATGCGAACGGTGTTGATTCTACGACAGCACTGGCAGGACTGAAAAAGGCATTGCAGAACGCAACAGCCGAGGGAAAGTCAATGGATGTCGCACTGGAGGAGACAATCGGCAGCATTAAGAACGCAAAGACGGACACAGAGGCTTTACAGATTGCGACAGAACTGTTCGGGAAAAAGGGTGCTGCGGAAATGGCGACAGCAATCCGAGAGAACAGAATTGACCTCACAAGCCTGTCATCCTCAATGTCGGAATATGGAACGACGGTCGAGGACACATACAACGGAACACTCGACCCGATTGATAATGCAACAATAGCGATGAACAATGCAAAACTGGCATTGTCAACACTGGCGACAACAGCACAGACCGCAGCAGCACCAGTCATCGAAAAGGTGACGACAAAGATTCAAGAACTGACAAAGTGGTTCACCTCTCTTGACGAGGGGCAACAGCAGACAATCATCAAGGTCGGTCTTGTGGTGGCTGCGGTGGGTCCTTTAGCAATCGGATTCGGAAAAGTAGCACAGGGAATATCGACGACAGTGAAAACAGGTCAACAGTTTGCATCGTTTGTCGGAGGAATCATCGCAAAGATAACAGCCAAGACAGCAGCAACCGCAGCAGGAACAGCAGCAGACACAGCAGGGGCAGCAGCGGAGGCAGCACATACCGCAGCAACAGCGACAGCGACCGGAGTGACTGGAGGAATGACGGTGGCACAGACCGCCCTCAATGCAGTCATGAATCTGTGTCCGATTATTTTAATTGTGACACTGATTGCAGGACTGATCGCAGCAGGAATCGCTTTATATAAAAACTGGGATAAGGTCAAAGAAAAATTATCCGAGTTGTGGAGTAACGTCAAGGAGAAATTCAACGCAATCAAGGAAACCATAACGGGAGCGTTCTCGAAAGCAAAAGAGGCGGTCACGAATAAGGTGAACGAGATAAAAGATTCGGTTGCGAATAGTGCAGTCGGACAAGCAGCGACAAAGACGTTTTCAGCGGTGAAAAATACTGTCACAAAGTTCATGGGGGCAGCAGTTGACACCGCAAAGGAGAAACTGGGGAACATGAAAACCGCCTATGAGGAAAACGGGGGCGGTATTAAAGGAGTAGTTGCAGCAGGATGGGAGGGAATCAAAGGCTATTACACAGCCGGATTCACGTTCGTTGATAATCTGTCGGGAGGAAAACTGACAGAAATCAAGACAAAATTCTCTGAAAAGACATCGGAAATCAAGACGAAAGTCTCCGAGGGTTGGGAGAATATGAAAACAACGGTCACATCCAAGATGACCGAGTGGAAAACAAACGCATCAAATAAACTGACGGAAATCAGAACCGATTTCACGACGAAGATTTCCGGAATACAGTCCTATGTGTCAACCGGATGGTCTCACATGAAATCGACGATTTCAACGACGATGCAGCAGTGGAACACAGATGCGAGCAACAAACTCCTGTCACTCAAGAACGATTTTACAAACAAGGTCGAGAGCGTAAAACAGGGATGGTCAACGAGGTTTACAAACATCAAGGACACAGCGACGAATCTCATGGAGACCGCAAAGACCAATGTTTCCACAAAACTGGAAAATATGAAATCTGCCTATAACGAAAAAGGCGGGGGCATGAAAGGAATTGTGTCGGCTACATTCACAGGCATCAAGGACACGATGAACTCACTCATGTCCACAGCGAACACGTTGACAGGTGGAAAACTCGACAGCATCAAGTCATCTTTCTCGACAAAATTGAACGGTGCTCTTTCAACGGTCGGTTCAGTCATGGAGAGCATACGAGCAAAATTCAGCGAAAAGATGGAATCCGCAAAGACAGCGGTCTCAAATGCTATCGACAGAATCAAGGGATTTTTCAATTTTGAGTGGTCATTGCCACATTTGAAAATGCCACATTTTAGTATATCCGGTTCGTTCAGTCTGAACCCTCCATCTGTACCGTCATTCGGTGTTGAATGGTACAAAACAGGAGGAATCATGACAAGTCCGACAGTGTTCGGAATGAATGGAACGAGGCTCATGGTCGGAGGAGAGGCAGGAGCAGAGGCAATCTTGCCACTTGCAGAGTTTTACACAGAATTGAACTCAATGCTTGACCGAAAGCTGAAAGCGATCAATCAGAATGTGAACGCTTTTATCGAGGTTCACAACTATATTGACGGAGACGAAGTGGCAAGCAGAACGACCGAAAAGGTCAGTGATAATCTTGCAATAGCAACAAAAAAACGGAGGTGAGGACATGAAAATTGACAGCATAGACATTCGGTCATTCGATGCAAAGCAGTTGACAGTTGATTTCGAGCCTCCACAGACGGGGGTGACGGTGGAGATGTTCGACGGGGCATTGATACCGTCGGAATCCGAAACATACACACCATTGTCCGGACTGACAGTGACAGTCCTGTTCAGAGGAAAAGACAGAGACGAGGTTCAAAAACATGTCAGTGATTTCAATGCAGAGTTGCAGAAGGGTGTTGTCCTTACACTGGACGGGTACAGTCGCCATTTTAAGGCATATATGACGGGGAACTCGTTGAGCAAGACAATAACGAAAACACGGTACACAGCAGAGTTCAAATTCACGGGGTACTGGTTCAGCGACGAAGTGAGTTTGAACTGGCAGGGAGCGTATGAGGCAATATTTGAGGCACAGGGAAACAGGGCGACACCGTGCAGACTGACAATCACAGCAACGGAGTACATTGAGCAGTTAAGAATCAACGGTCTTTCCTGTGGTGAAATTATTATCGACACGATTCCGAGAGGAGCAACCGTCATCATTGACGGAGAAACAGGATTCGCAACGATGGACGGAGAGAACAAGTTCAAGGATGTGTCATTGATGGAATTTCCGTATCTCACAACAGGGCAGGAAAAGGAACATCATCTCATTTTCTCTGACAATAACGCACTTGTCACATTGCAGTATAAACCTATGTGGTTATAGGAGGCGGTCAGATGGATTTGTACAATGATTCACACGAAAAGGTGTGTATTTTATCCGGAATAAAAGAAACGTGCATCACAAGCACTCTAAAGACTGGAGATAAGGAAATCACATTCGAGTTCCGAAAGACAAACAGGTATGCAGCGGACATCAAAGAGGAGGGATATATCAGAACCGACACGGACGAATTTGTTATCAAGCAGGTCGAGCCGAGCGGGGAATGGTACAAATGCACCGGAACATTGAACGTCGAGGAACTGGAGGGCAAACAATATCCGCAGGGATTCGAGACTGTGGAAAAGACGGTCGATGAATGTCTAACAGAGGCAATCGACGGAACTGGATGGAAAGTCATCCGGTGCGATGTTTCCAAAAAGAGAACAATCCGGATAGAGCAGAACTGTTCTGCATGGGATGTCGCTCAACAGGCAATTACAACGTATAGATGCGAGATGGTGTTCGATTCTCTGAACAAGGGAATTTCGGTATATGAGAAATACGGAGAGGACAGAGGAGCATATTTCATTGAACGTCTGAACCTCAAGCGGTTGCAGGTGCAGTCAAACTCATACGACTTTGCAACAAGGCTCATTCCGATAGGGAAAGATGGATTGATGCTGAATATCGACGGGAAAAATTATGTTGAGAATCACCAGTATTCAAAGAAAGTGAAAACGATGACGTGGAAAGATGAAAGATACACGGATGCGGAATCACTGAAAGAGGATGCGGAGGCGAAACTGGACGAACTTTCCAAACCATACAGGTCGTACACAGCAGAAATCATCAATCTTGTTGAGGCAGTGCAGGACGAGGAGAAAAAAGAACAGTACAAAGAGGTGTTCAGTATAGCACTGGGAGACACGGTGCTGCTGATCTCCAAGTCAACGGGAATCCGTGAGAGCCACAGGATTGTGAAATTCTATGAATACCCGTTGACGAAAGAAAAGAACAAGGTCGAACTGGCAAACACAAGACTGTCATTCGAGGAGGTTCAGAGAACCGAGCAAGAATTGTCATGAGGAGGTGAGAAAATTGGAAATCATTAGACACATCAAAGTGGATTTGTATGGAGACACACAGCATTTTGCAGTTGCAGCGAAACAGATGGATATGGGAACACGGTACATCGGAGTGACGCTCATGGAGGACGGTGTCGTGTATGAGATACCGGACAATGTGGAGGTCATTATCAACATGACCAAACCGGACAAGACACACGTTCACAACGATGGAGAAAAGTCCGGAAATGAGGCTCTCATTCCTCTCACAAGAGGCATGTTGCAGGTTCACGGAACAGCATTGTGTGAGGTGCAGTTGTATCAAAATGGTGCATTGCTGACGAGTGCGACGTTTGAGATGGAGATTTTTCCGTCACAGCGGGATGAATCGGAAATCATTCACTCCGGAGAATATACAAGACTGGAGAACACCATTGCAGCAGCGAGAGAGGCTCTGCAAATCGCACAGGACACACAGAACACCATTGATGCAGCAGAGGCGGTCAGACAGGCACAGGAGCGGTTGAGAGAGGCTGCTGAAAAGGCAAGAGAAATCAAAGAGAGCCGGAGAGAGGATGACACCGCAAAGGCGATTGCAAAATGTGTCGAGGCGATGGAGGCAGCAATCGAGCAGACAAAGAAATGTCTGACAGCGACCGAGGAGGCAAACAAAATCATCATCAGTCAGTCCGGTCTTGATGCGATACTGGCAGCAGTCAAAGACTATTATGAACGCATCAGAGAACTTGAGACGGACATCAACATCAATGTGGATGGAGGAACACCAAAATCAACCGACCTCCTGCTTGTCAAGGGAGGAACACCGTTCACGACCGATTATGACAAGTATATCGCAGGAACGTCACACACAATTTGAGAAAGAGGTGAAAAAGAATGGCAACAGCAACAATCACTCTGAAAAAGGGAACGACCGCAGAGTGGACGGAGAGCAAGAGGGTTCTCGATGATGGAGAACTGGGTCTCGAAACCACGACAAGCGGTCACAGAATCATCCGAATCGGTAACGGTTCGACCGAGTTCATGAGCCTCCCTGTCGCATTTGACATCGAGGAGGTCAGAGAAATCAAGACCGGAATGGACAAAGATGCAAAAACGTACTATGACGACATGGTCAAAAAGGGAACGGAGTTGCTTGCAGAAATGAAAGCACTGGCAACGACTGTCGAACTGGAGGACGATGCGACACAAATCAAGTATCGAATGGGTATCTCAAACGGTACGTTGTATTTTGAGGAAATCACAAAGGAGGCAAGTGAATAATGGCAGCAGGAGACAGAATATTCATGGCGAAAGAATCCACGTCGCAGGAGATTCTTTCCAACACAAAGAAAATTATCGAGGACGCAAAAGCAAAACCGAAAAGATACGGAATGAGAATCAACCTCCTCGACAGCAATCCGGCAACCCGTGTCAAATATCTTTATGATGCGGTTGGAATGACACCCGCAGGAATGAATTTCGCAGGAGGCGGGTTCGATTATGGAGACTGGGGAGATATTTGGTTCGTAAAGAAAAACCGTCCGGTCATGGTAAGAACTGACGGAACGGTTGACTATGAACTGAATCATGAAAACCATGCTCTCAAGCTGAACGGAGGAGCATCGGACATCACAAAAACATCATACGGTGGAAATGCAATGTCCGAGATTCCTCTGATTTGGGTCAAGAGATGGACACAGAACAATTATCATTTTGTTGTGTTCTGTGAGGAGCAGTACGATGACACATACAAAGCATACGCACACACCGACGCAGACGGAAATGTCCTGCCTGTGACATATTTCCCGATGTACGAGGGTTCGGTTGTCAACAACAGGATGCGTTCACTCTCCGGTCTCACACCGACAGCGTCCATGACAGACGAGCAGGAGACGACCGCAGCAAAGCAGAACGGTGACAGATGGGATAAACAGTCATTTTCTGAAATCAACCTCATGTATGAAATGTGTACGATGATTACATGCAGCACCAACTCACAAGGCAAGTTTGGAAACGGAAACAGTCAGTCCGACAATTTCTTGCAGACCGGAACACTCAACGGAAAAGGACAGTTTTTCGGTTATACATCGACCACACAGGCAGTCAAAGTATTTTACTGCGAGAACTTCTTTGCGAACTACTGGAAACGTTTGAGAGGTCTGCTGCTTATCAACGGAGTGTATCATGTGAAAGCAGTTCCTCCGTACAACTCAACAGGTGCGGGGTACACAAACACAGGACTGACACCGTCCGGAACATCCGGAGGCTACTGTTCAAGAATGGAAATGGCATCCGACATCGGAAGAATCCCGACCGTTGCATCCGGAAGTGAGACCACATACGAATGTGATGGGTTATGGTTCAACAATACGATCGTTGCAGTTGCCCTGTTCGGTGGCGACCGTGGCAACGGGTCGAGGTGCGGTTTGTCGTCCTGGAATGTGAACAGCCCTGCGACGGGCGTGGGCACGTACGTCGTGGCGAGCCTT